CCGTTGCTCCTCCGAGCCAAGCGGCAGTGTTTCTTTTTCCTAGCGCGAGCACGATATTGGTGGCATTGTTGTCGGCTCGGAAGTTGGTGATTGTCAACTCTTGCTGGGGGATGATGGCCGAGACGGCTTGACCACCTTGATCGACTGCCGTGCCTCCGACGTCTGAGTTGCCCGGTATGTTGAGGTTTGCCGGTGCTCCTCCGTTGGCTCGCCAGATGTCTACCATCAACGCCGTGCTGTTCATGTCAAGTGCGACGAATGTGGATCCCGTTGTTTCGGAACTGTATTGAACCGTTGCCGAGTAGGCAAATGTACGCGCATCTTCAAGAACACTTAAAGCAACGGAGCTGCATTTCATTACAACACTTGCGCCCGATGTTTTGGTTCCAATTCCGACCTGTGGCAGCTCGCCATAAACTTGCCCAAAAGTCAGCACTTGATCCGAGTACAAAATTATTTCATCCGTGCACGTTGATACGCCCGCAACGTTGTACGACTCGGATGAGCTTCTGACAATTTGCGTGATGGTTGGCGCCATTAACTGAGTGCTCCTGCGAAAGCGCGAGTGTTGATTTCAATACGCTTGAGGATGTCGATTGATTGCGCCTCAAGGCTTGTATCGGTTGACTGCTTTCCACCTTGATACGCGGCGGCCATCATGGTTGCGCTTTCGGCGTTGGTGGTTGCAATGCTTGCGAGATAGGCGTTGGAAACTTCGGCGGCATCGAGCTGCTGCTTGGCAACTGCAATGGTGTTGGTCATGCCTTGCAACTTGAAACTTCCGAGCGCTGTAGCAATGGTGTCAGGTCCGGCGGCTTGCCCGGTCTTGGAGTCTTTCTTCTTGGCGTCAGTGATTTGATCTTGAAGCGCGAGGCCCTTGGCAATTTCGTCTTGCGTTGCGCCGGCAGATCGCAACTTCTCCTCGAGGAGTTGACGCTCTGACATGGTTGCCTTCTTGGCTTGGTCTGCCAACTCTTGCAACATGCTTCCGACTTCTTTGGTGCGGAGGCTTCCGAGCGCGGCGTTGATTTCATCAGTTGTTGCGTGGAGTGCTTCAAGGCGACGGCGCAAGAGTTCAGACTCTGACATCCCCATTTCTTCTGCACCGCGTCTGAGGTCGTCAAGGATCTTGCCGATTTCCTCGCCTTGTTTGGCGACCTTAGCGGATGACTCAATATCACGCTGCATGCTGAGCGCGCCTTCGATTTGCTGCTCAGTTGCGCCGAGGCTACGAAGTTGCGTGGCGAGAAGTTCCTCTGCGCTTTGGTTGACGTTTGCCCATCCCTTGTATATGTCGCTGAGCATCTTGCTCAGGTCGGCAGCGTTCTTCTGGTCGCTCTGTCTGATTTCCATGGCGGCTTGCATTCCCTGCGCTTGCAGGATTTGCTCGTCCGTTGCGCCCAAGCGCTTCATCTGAATGGCGAGGAGTTCCATTTCAGTCTTGCCGAGTTCCTCACTGCGGCGAGCGAGGTCGTCCATTGTCTTGGTTAGCTCTTGCTGCCTTTGGCTGGCTGCTTTCCCATCAACGATCTTCTGCTGCAGGGCGAGCGCTTCAGTGATGACCTTGCCGTCCTTGGTCAACTTCTCCAACTGACTGCGGAGCGCGTCTTGTTCCGATTGACCGATTGCAGCGACGTCGTCGCGAAGCTTGGTCATCAGCGTTTCGAGTTCCTTGCCTTTCTCAAGTTCAGCCTGGTCTACAACCTTGAAGCCTTGTCCGGACGGGGCAGCCGTTGCAGTTGCGCGCTGCTTCTCGAAATCTTCGATCATCTTGGCGAGCGCGCCTTGCCCCGCCATGTTGGCAACGCCAGCGGCAAATGCTTGGCTGAATCGAGTCCCTGCTTCAGTTGCGTCTTCTGATGCGCCTTCGAGCGTCTTGTCACGAATACGCTTCAGCGCATCAATAGATTTCTCAAGCCCTGCCGTTGGAATTTCAACGCCCGGAATCAGGTTGAGAGCCTTGACGATTGAGACAATGACGTCGAGCAGGTTGGCGAATACGTTCAACAGTTTGCCACGGATAAATCCGCTGATGGCTTGCAGGATGTTGTAGACGCCCATCAGATTCAAGACTGTTGGCGTGAGGCCATCGACAACGAACGCGATGGCCTTGGCGAGATCAGTCATGCCTTCATAGAACGCCGAGGCGTTGATGGCAAGCATCTCTTTCAGCGAGTCGGTGATGGACTGAATCATCGGCGCGAACGGCGCGAATGCTTCGGTCATCAGGCGCTCGAACGCGACGCCGAGCGTATCTACGGAGTCTTGCAGGGACGCGAGCGCTTGAACGCTGCCCTCTCGGATGGTGAACGCTGCGGCTTCCTTGTTGAGCTGAGCGAGTTCATCAGCGCTGAGCTTGACCATTCCGGCGAGCCCTGCTCCTCCGCGTCCGAAGATGTCACGCAGCGCCTTGACCTTGTCGGCGTGCGCGGGGATTTCTTGGATCTTGGATATGACGGCTTGGAACGCAGCCGATGGATCCATGTTCCCAAGTTTCTCGAGGTCGAGCCCGAGCTTCTTGAATGCCTCGCCAGACTCTTTGCTTCCACCCGCTGCGGACGCGAGCGCCATTTGCATCTTGGTGAGCGAGTGCTTGATTGCTTCGGGACCGGCACCCGCAGCGGTGCCGATGTATTCCAATTTCTGGAACGCTTCGGCAGAGGTGCCGAGTTCATCAGCGGTCTCCTTCAATCGGTCTCCAAGTTTGGCGGCCTTCAATGTCATCCCGACAATGATGGCTCCGAGCGCGAGCACGGCGGCGCCGGCGGCGGCGGCTCCAAGAACGATGAGCCCCAACGGGTTGGCGAGCAGGGCGAGCCCGTCACCGAACACGGCGGCGAGTTTGGACCCGCTTTGGAATACGTTCATCAGGCCTTGAACGCCACTCATGGCGCGGCTTGCCATTGCACCCATTTCGCCCGGGACGATTGACGCGATGACACCACCGACTCCGGTCGCAACTCCGGCAACACTCTTGCCCCATTGAGCAACGCGACCTTGAGCGTCTGCCAAGGATTTCACCATTGGCTGGACGTCCGCGCCGATCTTCACGAACAGGTTTCCGATGGTTGCCATGGTGGATGTTTACCTTGTGGGCGCGGTGGTAATGGTTTCCAATCTCATACGTCTATTGCGCGCGCGCCAAACATGGCTCGAATTGCGTCGGCGTCTGTTGGATCGACTTCAGGCTTGTCGAGGAATGGCATGAAGTCTTGCGGCTTGTAGGGTTGTGCTCCTCGCTTGCGGTTCTGGTTTGCAAGTATGGACGAGATGATGCCTCCAACCATGTCTAGCCGATAGGCGCCGATGGGTTCGAGCTGGTCGTACGCCATCCACTCCGTCAGTTCCTCGCTGGACATACGCGACAGCAACTCGCCAACGGTCATCCCTAACTGTGCCGCGAGCCGGAAACAGAATCGTCTTCCGGGGCGGCGCTTCAGTTTCCCGCGAGCTCCTCCACGTCGTTGGTTGAAAGCCCCGATAGACGTTGAGCGACAGAGAACAACTTGTCTACAACGGATGCGGGGACAGTGCCAAGCGCGTCGGCTTCTTGATCTTGAAAGAGGCGCTCTCCGACTTCGTTGCAGATAGACCGAACCAACAGACGGGCGCGGATGTTCTCCATGTTGAGAGCGCGCGCCTTGCCTTTGCCCGGCATGCATGAAGCCTCGAAGGAGTCTCGCTCCCTCGCGGACAGGCCGCGGATGTAGATCGGGCTGCTGAGTTCAGCGACCTCAATCCGTTCGATCTGCGTGCTGCCCGCGAGGGCGAGGATGGACTCTTTCGTTGCGTGGCTAGTGGATGTCTTGCTCATCCCTCTATGCTAACCATTTCGGCGCCACTTGCAACTACGAACAGGCGTTGAACGTGACCGCCCCGTCGATACGGAGCGTGAGGCTCCCAGTCAGTTGCGAATCGACAGCGGCTTCTACGCTGAACGATTGCTGGTACGAGTTGAATCCAATCACTTGCGTAGTAGTTGCACCGCACGGCACGGTGATCGACCAAGCCGCTGAGACGTTTTCGGTTGTGATTGGGATGTACGCACTCAGGCCATCGTCGTAGTTGAATTGGATTTCGATGGTGCCCGCGTCAGTAGTTCCCATTAGGAATTTCTTGGCGGTGTCGGCGAGGGAGGTTGTGTCCATCTCTGCACGCGTGATACCGGAGATACTGATTCCGGTGATGTCGGCAATGGTGGTCGCACCCTTTTTGAGGATAGAGCCTTGTGATACGTTTGCTGCCATGTTGGTAGTTCCTTGGTTGGTGGTTTATGCGCAAGCGGCGAAAGCGATGGCTCCATCAATGCGGAGCGTCAGCGAGCCGGTCAGCTGCGAATCGACGGCTGCCTCGACGCTGAAGGATTGCATGAATGCATTGAACGTGATGCCTTGAAACATTGCGACATTTCCAACGGTGTAGCCGCACGGGACAATGATCTTGTAGGCAAGGGAAGTAGTTTCTAACGTTGTACCGTTTGCACCACCCGGGACCATCAAGCTGGTGCCGACTGTCAAGGTGTCGTCGTAGTTGAATTGGACCTCGATGGTTCCTGCATCAGTTGTACCCATCAGATACTTCTTTGCAGTGTCAGCCAGTGAGGTGACGTCGATTTCGGTGCGCGTGATTCCGCTGATACTGATTCCTGTAATGTCACCAATATCAGTCAGTACAGATGAAATGGTCTTCTGTAGTTTTGCGCCCTGTGATACGTTTGCTGCCATGTTGGTAGTTCCTTAGTTGATGGTTTGAAAGTTAGCCCGGAATGCAACTGGCGAAAGCGATTGGCCCGTCAATGCGGAGCGT